TTTGCCTGTTAACTTCCTGAATAATTGACTGCCAATGCGACCAATGACAGGGAAAGCCAACTCAAGACCACCCCCAATAATGGCGCCAATACCTGTTCCTTTAAATACGTCTTGATCTGTCCCGCTTGAAATCGTTGCACCTTCTAACCCTCCTAACCCTGTAGCCGCTAAAACTCTTGTTGGTAATGATGCTATATTAGCCACTCCTACACCTGGAACAACAAAAGGTAAGGCTTGACCTAATGCTGTTGTAATTGGCCTTTCTTCACGCAACATTGAAAGCGCTTGTTTTTCTACTGGCGTTTCCTCATCTCCTTGCCCAAGGAAGCGCCCTAAGTCAGAAACAGTCTTGCCAGCGCTGATCATCATAGAATCTAACCCGCTAGTATCATCAATAAGCCTTTGAAGTAAAGCCTCGCGCTCTTTATTAATATCAACTTGTGGCGCTTGGTTGACAAGCTCACCAGTATTTAAATCTATAACACCACCTTCAGTTTGGCCGCTAATATTTTGCTGATCTCTTGCTGATGGTTCAAGTTGAAACGGTTGTTCGTCGGTTAACTCGCCCGTTTTAAGGTCTATAATCGGCATTAGTTTGATAACCTCTTTATGACTTCATCTATACTAATATGATTTGCTACAGCAGTATCTTGTAGGCTTTGTAATGAATAGCTTTTCCCGCCTTTTTTTGGTGTTACTAATTCATTAAAATTAAAAAAGAATTCATCAGGATCGTGACCACCTTTAATGTGATCATTAAACTGCTGTGATTCTCTATCAGCAAACCAGTTAGCGCGCTCTAAAGATGCAAGCCTTGCAATGTTAGCTGAGGCGCTACTACCAAGTGAACCAGTAATATCTTCAGTTACAGCAAACTCGAAATCTGTTGTCGGGCCTTTAAACTTTTGTAACTCATCTAAAGCCAATGATTTGAATGCACCACTTAAGGCACCCTCATCTTTAACGTCTATACCAGGAAAAACCCTAGCCAATTGAGTTAGACCGGCACCAGCCAAGCCTTGCGTTGCTTTTTGAGTTAATTTTTGAGCCTCTTTAACTTTTCGTGTTGATCTTGCTGCCAGTCTTCTACGTTCTGAGAATTCCTTTTTTAAATCTGATGTTCTAGCCACTGTTTTTTTAATGGTTTCTTTTTGTTTAGTTTCCCTAACACTTAGCTTTGATAAATCCTCAGCCGCTTTAAATTCTCTTTCTGCCTTTTGTGTTGGCGTTTCTTGTATAGCACCCTTTACAGGCACTAACTCGGTTCTTCCGGTGGATGGATTAAACACAGGCGTTGATACTTGTCCTGTGTTTGGATCGGTTATTGGTGCGTTAGATTGTAAAGCAAACTGCTTTGGTGCCTGCCCTTGTTGTTGATTAAACAAATTAACAGAGTCACCTAGTGCAGACACAACCTGCCGCCCTTGACCTGCATCAATAAGAGCCAAACCTTCGTCAGTTGTCTCAGTTGGTAAACCTTGCTGTATCAATTCCGCTTTTCTCTGCTCTAAAGCACCACGTAAACCAGTGTAATCACCGGTAGCTTGTGCATTTTGAATTACAGAAGCGTTACCTAATGCAAAATCATTTACACTTTTTAGCACTCGCTGTTGCCGCCCTAACTGGGCTTGCTGCTCACCTTGTGCAACTTGCTGCTGAAGCAATTGTTCTCTAAAAGGCTGTAATGCCGCTTGCTGGTCTGCTTGCTGTTGCTGTATCTCTCTGTTTTGATTAGCAGACAAAGCATTCTGAAACATATTTAAAACAGGCGCATTATCTCTAACGCCTATTTGTTGAAGTATACGGTGATCAATAGCCATACTAAAACCCTATCATTGAATAGTTAACTTTCATAAAACCACGGTCAATAGTTACAGCTTCAGGTTTGATTGCCTTGACTTCATCGGCCATAACACCAGCATCTGAACCACTTAAGCCAATCTTATTAGCTAGCTCGTTCCAATCCCATGAATAAGTGTTAAATCCATTCTTTGAGCCTTTCTTTTTGATATTGGTTTTTAGTGCTGGGTCAGAAAATGATCCAAATATCTGTGCGGCCAATTGGTTTTGGTTTGCTGTAGTATCAGCTTGGATTTGGTTGCGACCTTGTATTCCCGCAGCTGCAACATTACCTTGGTCTTGTATCAAGTTTGACACTGAAGAACCTTGACCTAGTGCGGTGTTAGCTTGTGAGCGCGCAATACCAGAGCCGAAATTTAACAAGTCAGCAATAGATTGTTTTTGTTGCCCGATTAAGGGTTGAGCAGTTAGTAGAGCATTATTATTTAAACTTTGAAGCGTATCACCTGAAGACAATCGGCCTCTTGCCGCCGCGACTTGCTGGGTTTGACGGTTAGCATTGTCTAACCCGAGCTGAAATAACGGATTGTTTTGCAAAAAATCAAACTGGGCTTGTGGGTCAGTCAAAAAACCAGCCTGCTCAACACCCTGCAAACCAATATCACCAAAAGGCTGTAAGAATCCTTGCCCTTCTGCTGTAGCTCTTTGTGTTTCAGCTATGGCCCGACCTAAAGCATCCTCCTGCTCCTTTTGCGCCTTTTTACTAGCTTCTTTAGCGCGCTTCGCTCTATCTGTTCCGGCTAAATCACCTGGATCCACTAGTGATGTCAATGTTCCTGGCGTTGCTGCACCTAGTCCACTATCTCGTAAAAAACCCATTTTATAACCTCAGTATATTGTCATTGTATGATTTGCCATTTTTAACGTAAGTATTTTCTGTTTTATCTATGGTTTTAAAGCCAAATAAGAAAGAAAATTCTAAAACATTTTTGTACAAATCTGGAATTACAGCATAAAGTGGCAGAGTTCCCCGAAATAAAAGAGATTGTTCTCCAAATTTTAGCGCGTATTCTTTTCTAAACTCCGGCAATACTTGTACATGACATTTATTACCGTCTAAATATTTATGATAAACCATTAAGGCCACTATCTCGCCATTAACGTAACCACCTATATACAAGTGATCTTCTAGCGGAGGTTTGAAATCTTCAATTAATCCGCTGTTATCGTCTGTTATTGTATCATAGATAGCGGGATCGCATAACACCGCTTTAATATCATCTAAATCTGTCGTTTCTTTAACTATCAAAGCTCTCTGCCTGTAACTGTGAAATAGATAGAGTTAGCCGCGCTAGACTCTATTTTTAGTGTTGCGTTACCTGGTATCACTTGGTTGACAATGCCTATGCCTAAATCGTTCTCACCCCATACAACTATTTTAAATGGTATTTGTGGTTGCAAATCTCCGGCTTGTGTTTGTATATAGGCTGAATAACTAGCGTTAGCGCTAGATGTATTAGAAGCTGTAAAGCTTTCTATTATTACATCTTGACCTTGTGGAGCAGAATAAAAAACCTGAACTAAATCTGGGGTTGTATTGGATTTATTATCAACTATTTGCAGTGTTGCCATTATAAAACCCTCAACAAGCCAAATTTAGCGTAGTTAACCACGATGTTAGATGTGCTATCTTGGTTTGCCACATATATGGAAATCGAGTCACCCGGACCAAGAGTAAATATACCAACCAAACCTATATTTGTCGGCTGCGTGTTATCTGTACCAAGCTCTGTTATTACTGAAGCCGGGTCATTGGGCAGGTCATTATATACCAATCTTGCAGTCAGTAGGTCAGAACCACCACCAATCTTTTCAATAGTGATAGATCCATTAACCTGTACTTTTACTGGCTTTTCCATTAAGTTAGTAACATCACCATCAGCAGAAACCGAAAGCCTAGAAGCTTCGGAAAAAGACCAGTTACCTTGATTTATTTTCTCATAAGTTGCTGCCGCTGAAATAACAACCGTTGTCGGTGTTGTTAAATACGGGTTTGCGTCTATAGTAGAATCCTGTAGCCCTGAGTTATTCAAGAATGAAAATCTCACATCTTCAATAGTGACCCCTGACAATGGGGTTACATTCACTGTAAACTCGCATTGCTCAACAGTTGCTATAAATCCGCTTTCTATATTCGCATTGTTCGGCAAACCTGAGACACCTATAGTCCCAACAGCACCAAGTACTATATAATCAACTAACTCAAAGGTGCGATGTAATGATGTTGATAAGTCAAAGCCTGTAATCACGTTAGTACCACCGTCAATACGCATTCTTGACACTGTTATAGTGTCCCAGTTATCCGTACCTTCTAATGTAATCCCATCCGTGCAATCAAAAAAACCCGCATTAGTTACGTTCATAGAACGCAAGTTATCCAGCGTCCCACATTTTTGACAACTAACTATAGTTACTAGGCTTAAGCCAAATGTCGGAAAGTTACCTACCGTTGCGCTAAAATCAAATGCCTGCGCATTGGGGCATGATATAATGCCTCTCTCAATTAAGAAGCTTACATTCACACCGGTAAACATTGTGCCAACACCAGTGTAAATAAGGGCGTTTGCAAACGGGTTGTTACATGTTATTACGTTGTTTAATCCACATTGAAATCTGTCAGACGTCGAAACATTTCCACCTATTTGGTAAGTAATATTGTCTTGTAGCGTTATAACCCCACCAGAAGGAGCTGGAAAGTCCTCGACACTGTTTACTATGACTATATTATTAGCATTAATAGCTGAATCATATAACTCAGAAAAGTTACTTTGTGTTTTTGTGAATGCATCGAAAAGTGTATCACCCTGCTTTCCGTTGGCTGCCCCAATATTAATATCTAACTGCGTCATTATGCTGTTACCTTGTCGGTCGTTATCCGCGTTGTGTCGGTGGTGAATCCTGTAGTATCTGTTGTAAAATCAGGCATTCCGTCTATTTGCTTTTGTAGCCATTGTGTTTGAGATGTAAAAGCTCCGGTGCTTGAGTTCTCTAAATCTGATATTGGGTCACTAGCTCCACCTAGTTTTTGATACAGTTGAAATATAACGGTGTTCTGCTGCTCTATAAACGCCCTAACCTCTCTGTCTTGAAGAAAGGCTTTAGGTATTCTTAAAAACGGTGGCGGATTTACTTGGCTAGCCATTATTTACCAGCCAAACGCAAATCAATAGTCGCGGAATAAATAGAGTAGTTCACAGGGTCAGTAGTTGATATACGAAAGATGCGATCATAAAAAGAACCTAAATTATACCATTCAACTTGTAACGTAAATTCACCCAAACGACCAACACGAGGCCATGAGCCACCATTCCAAGTATTACCACCATCATCTGAATATTCTATCATAATACGTGGTTCATCTCCTTGCCCTGATATAACACCAACGCCAACCTCCATAATAAGCTTAAGCTCTGACATTTGAACTCGCTTACCTCTTGCGTTTAATAACGCGCCATTAGCCGCTTGAGTTACCCTTACGCGCTGTAATGGCTCATCGTTATTCATGTAGGTATCTAGGTCGAGATTGTATATATTGCCATTAGATACATCAGCTACGAACAATTTACCGTAAGCATCTAAGATTGATGTACCTTGATACTTAGTTGAATCTAAAGGATTGCTAACACCGCTTGATATTTCAAACCAACCGTTGGAGCCTAATGACTCACTTACTACAAATGTTTTGTTGCCACTTGGAAAGGTAATAGAGTAAAAATTCTGGCCTTCAAAAGTAAATGTGTTGCCTATCGCGTCATCAATTTTAGAGTACTTCTGTATTTCGTTTGATATTGCATCTGTACTTATTCTGTTCTTAGAGCCCGCTGCCGCTTGATATATAGCAAAGTCATCACCCAGCCAATAAAAAGCTTCGTCAGTTTCAGCAATTGAGTTAATAGCCGCTAAACCTACGGTGAAAATTCTGCCTTGTAACTTCTCGATAGGTGGAGCGCCTACGCCTGAGTTATACCAACCAACAATTGAGCGAGTTCCGCAACGATATATAACTTCATCAAAAACATAATCTCTTACTAAGTCATCCGGTAACGTTTCTTCGCCAACGATATTTAAACCGCTAGCCTCTGCACCGTTGCCAACATCTGAAACAGTTGAGAACCTGTCTTTAGTGTAGATAAACTGGTTGTTAAAAAAGTCTACTGATTTTGAGCCAGTAATATTAGCGTTCGTTACTTCGGTTACTAGGTTTGTATCTGTTGTATATTGCCATACCTTCAAGTCAGCAACGATAAACATGTTAATACCGTCATCTCTAATGATTGCTCGTCCTGTTCCTGGTATCGTTCCTCGTAAAGTATGAGTTCCATTACTGGAAATTTCATACAGTGAAGTGCCTTTAACTTGATAGAGTATCTCGGCCATACGATGAAAGCCGCGATCTACTCCTTCTGCGCTGCCTAATAATTTAAGTCCGGGAAAAGGCATTAACGTATAAGCGTCTTTGCCTTGCTCGTTAAGTTGCTGATACCAATTCTGTGTACGCTGACTAGATAAAGGTCTAGAGCGACTTTGGTATGATGGCCCTGTTACGTTTACCGGTATTGTTTGAAATGTCATTACGGACACCAGCCTTGAGTTTGCTGTGGTTGATTGCCGTTTCTGGCCTCTAACTCTGACTGATTAGCCGACTCTATGGCGCTAATAAAATTAGCAGTATAAATCTGCTCTTGCTGACCATCTTGAGAACGAATAAAAGCCTGTCTTAATGCGCCATATAAATATATATTAGGGTATTTATCAAGAATGATGTTCGTTTGGTTATCTATCGTTAGTGGCGCAAAGTCTTTAAAATAATCAAATGTTACTGAATATTCTTCTTGAGGGATTATATCAAAAGCCAACTCATTACCCTGAATAGTAAAAAACCATGGTGTGCCGGTTTCGCTTCTGACTTGTAATTGCCCAGGTGTTCTAAACTCTAAACTTCCCACGCCACCATCTAATACAATAGAAAAATCTCTAGACTTTTTAAACCCAGTAGGTAAAGCCAAGTATCTATCTGTAGTACTGGTTGTTGCTGTTGATATTGTTTCGGCTTCACTTATTTTTAGTGACTCTGATGGGTTTGATAGCATCTCTTTTTCTGCTAACAATATAAAATCATCTATCTCAGTATCAAGACTAGAGCCGCGCTCAATTCTGTTTGATATTACCTTAAATAAATTATCGTACGTATCTAGTGCCATGATTATTCCTAGATAAAAGGGAGGTATTACCCTCCCTTATTTTATCACTTAGACTTAGCTTTTGCCGGAGCTTTAACTAAATCCATCCAACTACCAAGCTGTTTTTTGCTTTCTATTTCAAACTCTTCATTCACTTCTCTGAGTTTTCCATAAAAGCCAACTTTATTAGCTTTTACTTTCATACATCACCCTACACTATATCGTAGTTGTTGTTGTAGTCAGTTTTAGCATCTACCATTGAATACGGCTGTAAATAAGCGTCAATAGTATGAGTTGGTGAAGTTCCGCCAGCAACAAGATTTAAGCGCAAGTAGCGCTCATTTGTTAGCCCGATTGGAACAACGATTTTTTGACCTGCAACTAAATCAGCAGTTACCGAGGATGTGCCGATAGTGGTAGCACTAGAAAACGAGTCATTGTCGTCAGTCTGAACAACAACCTGTAAAGTAGGGCTTGTTCCGCCTGCGTCAACTGAAGAGCTAACCATTACAGCCATATGCTCACCCGGTCCAATATCACGATCGACACCTAAGTCAATAACATTTGTAGAAACTGCTGTAGCTGTTAAAGCTTGGCCGTCAGCAAAGGCTTGTTTTGAATCAATAAACATAATATTTCTCCTTAAGAAATTGCTGCTTCAGTGTTAACGATAGTATCCATAATTTTAACAGGAGTACCAAGAAACATAAGTTGATGAATGTTATCGCCAAACTGGTTAATTGCTGGCTCGATTGTAACTGCCGCTGAACTCTTATCAAGTGCAGCTAAGCGTAAATGTGAAGCAACTGTGCGGTTAACATAAAAACAATCTTTAACAGATGTAATGTTAGGCAAGCGATCTTGTGCGCGAGCCATTAACTTAATGATTGCCGTTGCTGCTGATGCCGCTTGTGTGCCAGTTTGAGCAACTAAATCGCTAACGTCGATGTTTGCAATACGAACAGCATAACGCCAATCTTTAACAACTAAGCCATTGTCCCATGTGTACAAGTCAGAGAATGCACGAAAACGATTGTTATTATCGTCAAACGCGTCAATCTCACCTAAATCTTGATGATCCATCCCAGCTTTAGAGCCTTTAGGATAAACACCGAACACAGTATCAGAACCCCAACCAACCAATAAGATTGATGTGTTGTCTGAACCTGCACCACCAGCAAGTAAGATATTCTCACCGTTTGGCGCTGAAGTGTCACTGTAGCGAGGCATAAAACCAACGTACTCTTCAGGGTTTGAAGCTGTGCCATACATCAATGTAGTGGCTTGCGTTTGTCCCATTGATTCAACAAAAGCTTTTGACTCGCTTAAGCGGAATGTTTGCTGATTACCATTTAACTTAGCAACCTTAACATCAACTTCTGAACGAGCTTCCAACATTGCTGCATTCTCTACAACTTGCGCTGTAGTTGATTTTGATTTAGGTACACCTTGGTTAATTTGTCGGTAATATGATGTAGGCAAACCAGTACGAATGGTTACCTGTTCACCTGTTGGTAAGTTACCTTCCTTAAATGGCATATCTTCTAGTGCCATGTTTGATTGAGATAACATTTCAACGATCATCGGGGTTTTACCCTTTGGATCGTTACGCTTTGCCCAATCTGTAAGCGTTAATACATTGTTTCCAATAGTAGCCATGATAGCCTCTCGTTATTGTTTGCCGTAGAAGATTTCTTCTGCCGACTGATTAGATGATTTTGCCGCTGGCTTTGATGCCTTTGGCGTTTTAAGTACTTTCTTTTTAATAGAAGTTACTTTGTTCTTTTGTGCGTTGTACCTTGAGGCATCAACAATTGTTTTCCAGTGGTGCGAATAAGTAACTGCATTAATTTCTTCTTGAGAGTAACCAGCATCACTTAAGTATTTAGCTGCAACTTTCATATCAGACTGAAATGCATCTGTTAGTTTTCCGTCGTTTTGCCATGCAGGATCGTAACTATAAAAATCATTACTTTCTGCAACAAGTTCATCTTGAGTTAAAGGTGCTTGCTGTGTTGGTTGATTAGCTTTTAGCTCTTTTAACTTAGCTTCTCGCTTATCCGCCTTGTCCTTTAATCTAATGTACTCGTCTGGGTCGTAGTTATCAGACTCAATGTCTTTGTAAGATTCGAGATCTAACTCTTTATCCTCGCCAACCATTAACTCTAATTCTAAAACCAATTCTTGCGCCTTTGTTGACTGAGTTTCAGCATCTTTTTTAAGGTCTGCTGCCTCTTGCCATTTCTTAGTACAGTCGGCTTGCATTAACTTTACGTTGTCATGCGCTTCTTTCCACTCTTGAATGTCGGTTAGGTTATGCTCAGTCCCGTCTATTTCAACAGATTGAACGTCCTCGACTCCATCGGCTTCTTCTTCGCCACCTTCTGACTCTTCAGCTTCAGATTCATCAACATCTTCTGTTGTTTCATCTTCTTCCGGTAATTCACCTTCTGCCGCTTCATCGGTTGGCACTTCGAGAGGCTCCGATTCTGCATCAGGGTAGAATGCGTTTACTGTTTCTTCAAACGTTTGTACTTGTTCATCGCTCATTTTTGATCGCCTGTTCGTGGGTTTGTATGTCTTCTAATGCTTGATATGCAGCGTTACCGCCTTGAATAATTGTAGAGAAATGTGATTCAAACTCTTCAATGATATTCAGCCTCATGTTGCACTCTTGCATTTGTACAGTGTCATCAAACCCCAGGTTTTCAAATTTATCTATCGTTAGATGTTTCAATGTTTTCATTGATGCGATAAACAATGGATGATTAATTATTGATTCCGCTTGCTTTGCATTCTCAATACTAACCGCTAATTCTGTTTTCTCTCTCATTTGAGTCCTAAGGGTTGTTCAAACTTTGTTTTGTCTATTATAACTTGTTTTAAGCTCAATTAAAAATCAAGTGTTTTAGCTCTCAATTAAGAGGGGTTTTGCTTTTAGTTTAACCCACCCGGTAAGTCTGTTTGACTGTCCAACTCTAGTTTTGTTATTTCCAGTGCTTCATCAGAGTTTTGTTTGCTGCCTTTTTGTGCTGCTGTGATATTAAACTGCCTTGCATCCTCTTGTAACTGAGCAACACCTAGCGCAGCGCTCTTATTGTCTGATTCTGCTTTGGCTTGAGCTTTTACTAATTCAACCTCAGACAGTGCCTGTAACTGTGTAACCTGCTGCGTTAACTGTTCGATAGCTTGCTGTTGCTGCATAGCTAGCGCGTTAAGTTGTTCATTATCAAATCTTAATTGTTCTGCTGGCTCTTCAGGGTCGTTAACATAAAGTGAAACATCTTTAACATCTAAAGCTTTGTACATTTTACGTAGAATATTATAGCCTTTCTTTTCATCTGTAAGCGGAGAGCCAGCCGCTTTGTTTTCTAGATGTATTTGATACATAGCAGACATATTCTGTACTACTTTCTCATTATCGCCGGCACCTAAACCCACTTCAGTGTCGACATTGCTGTCATACTTCCAGTTAGCAGGGTTGGCGGTTAATGATTTACCTAATACATTAAACTCCACCTCGTCCATTTCGTAGTGAGCAACAGTCCATGCTACGCCCTCGTAAATCTTTCTATAAGCCATTTCTACGATATTTCGAGCTATCTTCTCTATCTTGGCTTGATTGGTTTTTTCAACGCCTGTAAATCGCGTTGCTGTCTCTTTAGATAATGAATCACCATCTAAACCTTGAGAGGTTAATTGTCCACCAACTCGGTTAGACTTCATTTGGTCCATGTGCTGCTTAATCAATAAGGCTTTATCACCAATGAATTCAGTAACCAATGGCTGAATCATATCGGTTAAAGGTCTATCACCAGTAACTTGAACAACTCCACCAATAACAGGGGATAACGCCTCATCTAAATTAACGCCATTCTTACCAACTCGAACAGCTTTCTTGGTATTGTTTACAGCGTAAATGTTATCTAATGTTCCGCGTGTAATTGCTGTATTGACTTCTTGAATATCAACAACTTGTTCACCCCAACCCTCACCTATGACTTGATTAGGAACAATTAAAGCTGATGCTGTAGCGTATGGTACATGATCGAATGGTTCGTTATGTAAAATGAAATCATTAGACTTTTGAATGTGTCGACGCTCTGCAATACCATCTTGATTGTAATCAACCTTGACATATAAATCAGAGATAGGAACTAATTGACTAGCCCATTCACTAAAGTCTGCTTTTGCTATTATGCCGGTCGAGTCGACAGTAATAACCCTTGTTGAATCACCAGTTACTGAAGATGAAGGAAGCTCAGACACAAACTTTTGACTGTGACCTTCTGCAACTAGTTCTCCTCTTGTTTTGAACGACTCATCGCCAACCAATTCAGCGTCATCTAAATCTTCAGCGCCACTTGATAATAAAAATGAACCAGTAGGAACCGTTGATAATTTAATCTTTTGTCTAGTTGTTTTTATCCTGACTTTAATATCAAAAGTACCGTCGTCGTTTTGATTGTGAGATACAACCTTTCCTGACTTGGTTTTAGCTGATGTTATTAATTCCGCCTCATCACTACCTTCTTTTAAGGTTAGCTCAAAGCCTATAGCTAGTAACTGCTCGGCAACCTGGATAATTGTTAAACCTTCCCATGCAATATCTTCTGTTGATTCGGTTTCTTCATAGGTGTATTTCTGGACCCCAGCTTTAAACTTTAACACTTCAGTTAAGAATGAGCTTTGTGTTTTGTAAGAGTTAGTTTGACCCCTTACTAACCAGTCAATAAACTCAGTCTTTTCTTGAGCTTCGGCCTGTTGCTTCTTATCTTCAGGGTTTGAAGCTGTAAATTTAATTACTGGCCCTGCACCTAAAAACATTCTAACCAATGAGTCATGAGCAGATTCACAAGCATCTTTAACATCATTAGAAACAAATCTAGAGCGGCCAGGGACTTCTGTGCCGTAATACTCAGCATTATATCTTTTTTCTAAATACTCGTTATCACGCTGTATTCTATTTCTATTATTTTCAGCGTCAACCTGTTTAGAATTAACGATTGATAACAGTTCCGCTTCTTTTAAGTTTGCCATTAAACTATTCCTACCGGTTGGTAACTTGTTGTGTCTGCCCATTTATGTTCATAACCAAGATCACCACTAGCGGTAAGTTG